GGTCGCCCTTGCGAATGCGAAGGTCATTAAGATCCAATGGAAGATCAGTGCTGGAACTGTAAACGCTTACGATCGTTGCCTTCTGGTCAGAGGATTGTCAGGATAAGCCATGCCTACTCCCACGAAGTACACATACAACCAAGACGTTTCGAATCTCGACTTGCTCAGCGAGGAGATCGTAGCGTCATCTATTGCTCAGTCGGTTGACCGCATCGACAAAGTTAGTGGTTCGCCCGACACCGTTGACGTATGGTTCCCCGACGTTCTTTCGGGTGCTGACCAAACTACGCTCAATACGGTCATGACAGATCACGGCCTTTCGGAAGCCAAAGCTGCGAAGCGAAAGGCGATCAACGACTACCGAGACTACCGACTTTACGTGTTGAAGTTCAATTGGCCGACTGATAGCAACGATTACGATATGGATCCCACAAGCCAATTCAAGATTTCAGCAACTTTGGGATTCCTCAATGCTGGCAACAGCTTGCCGGGAGACTTCGCTTGGCGAGACGCCGACAATGTTGATCGGACTTTCACAGATCAGCAATTCAAGGACTTTGGTAAAGATGCTTGGAACCGTGCTGAGAATATGCATGACGTTGCCAAGCAACATAAAGATGCGGTTGACGCACTGACCACGGTATCAGCCGTGGACGCCTACGACTACACCACAGAAACACCGACTTGGCCCGCATAATTGACTTGACTCAGACCGTTCATGTGTTATAATTGATACAGAGATGCCAACTTACGAATACCGATGCTCGTCTTGCGAACACCCATTTGAGGCAAATCTGCCTATGGGACGTAGGAAAGAGCCATGCGAAAACGCATGTCCAAAATGTGGTGAGGCAACCGTTTCTCAATGTGTGAGGACGGCACCCGGAGCAGCGGTTGACAGCCAGATGAAAAACAACGCGGGCTTCAAAGAAGTCATCTCCAAGATCCATGGGAGCAATTTCGGGAGCAAAATCCCGATTGACAAATATCTTTGACACCAAGAACTAAGTACAAGCATCTACCCGCCACCAGAGGCTTCGGCCGTTTGGAAGTGCGGACAGATGATGATGGAACACGATTCTACCAAGCACCGTGCGGAGAGTGGTATCCGTCAGCATCGACCGTTGCCGGTTGGGACCGGAAAGACTTCTTTGAGAAGTGGATGAAGGATCCGCTCAACTTTGCCGAAGCCTTGAGAGCCCGCAAACGGGGCAACATGCTTCACGAAGCAATCGAGCGTTACCTTCACAACCGCGAAGATTACTTGGCACCCTTCAAGGGGAACATCCGTTACGAGTTTCTGTTTGACCAGATCCGAAAGCCGCTTGCTGGTGTCAGCAACATCCGAGCGACTGAGATGGCTTTGTTCAGCGACTTGCTGAAGGTCGCGGGCCGGGTTGACTTGGTTGCGGACTACAACGACGTTCTCTCAGTGATCGACTTCAAGGGTTCGTCTAGGACGAAGAGAGAAGATTGGATCGAGCATTACTTCGTTCAGGCCACCATGTACTCGATCATGTATCATGAGTGTTTCGACATTCCGGTACGACAGATCGTATTGCTCATTGCTTCCGAAGATGGAAACTCGCAAACCTTTGTCCGAGATCCGATGGACTATGTGAAACAAACTAAGGCTGCGATCGACGGCTTCCGGGCCGACAACGAACAGATTCTTGACAAGCTAAATATGAACGTTGCCGTTGAAGGCATGAAAGCGTAGACAGGACTGGGGTTCGAATCCCCACTGCTCCATTAGTCGCGAGACAATCAACTGGGGCTGAACTGGTATCGACTGGTGCGTGGAAGTGGTTGGAGGCATCCGTGTTGTCGCAGACACGTTAAACGGCGTCAATCCTTAAACGGCACTTACGAGTACCGTCTTGCTGCCTGATACGTCAGGTTAGCCGAGCTAGATGATTAGCTTGTGAACAGAACACAGGCGCATGGTGGGGAAACCCCCCATGCCCCTTTTCTCCCTTGGAGTTTATTATGCTGATAGAGCGTGAGTTGAAACTTGACTTTAGCGATGTCTTGATCCGACCGAAGCGTACTACGCTGACGAGTCGAAGCCAAGTAGAACTTACCCGCACAATCGAGATGGTCCACACTAAGCACCAATGGACCGGTGTTCCTATCGTGGCAGCCAATATGGATACGATAGCTACTCCGCACATGGCTGGCGAACTAGCCAAGTTTGAAATGTCCACGGCATTACACAAGCACTTCACTGTAGCTGAACTCGCAGACTTTTTCACCGACTACATTCCTTGGGACCGGCTGTTCTATACGGTCGGTGTGAAGGAACAAGACCTAGAGAAATTGAAGGCCGTTGAGGCTCAGATACGAAGCATCATGCCTAGTATGCTGGGTATTGTCCCGCCCGACTACACCCGCAAGACCTTTCCTCTCATGCTTTGTATCGACGTTGCGAATGGCTACATGGAGAAGCTGACGGCACGGGTCGCCGAATACCGTGCGGCTTACCCTAAGTCGATCATCGTAGCGGGGAACGTTGTCACCGCAGAGATGACTGAAGCCTTGATCCTAGAGGGTGCTGACATCGTGAAGGTGGGCATCGGTTCAGGGTCGGCTTGTACCACCCGAAGCAAGACAGGTATTGGATACCCTCAGCTTTCAGCGATCATTGAATGTGCTGACGCGGCTCATGGTCAACGCGGTCACATCATGGCCGATGGTGGTTGTCGGGAAGTGGGAGACATCGCCAAAGCGTTTGGTGCCGGTGCGGACTTTGTGATGCTTGGCGGAATGCTGGCCGGGCATGACGAGTGCGGGACTCCCGATTTCTACGGTATGAGTTCCCGTGAGGCACAAGAAAAGCACCATGGGGGAGTCGCAATCTACCGTGCTGTCGAGGGCAAGAAAGTCGATGTCCCGCAGCGAGGACCGGTTGCCCAAACTCTTCAAGAAATTTTAGGTGGTCTGCGCTCGACTTGTACTTACGTCGGAGCTAAATACTTAAAGCAACTACCCAAGTGTACTACGTTCGTGCGGGTAACTCACCAGAAGGATGAATGATGTTTAGATTACTGAGACGATTATTCAATACGGAAACGGGAGACGTGGAGCTAGTTGATAACACAGGCCGCTATCGTTCTGCCAATTCTAGTTACTTTGCTGTTCGTTTGCGTATGCTGGGCGTGGATAAAAACACCGCTTGTTACTTGTTCACTCTGAATGAAATGCGGCAAGCCAAAGCCCGTGCCGAACGCAACCCCGAAGATTTGCCTTTCTGTAAAAAGAGTTGCGAGTGTAACGAACGGTCATGAGTACAGATATGTTTCCCATGCCATTCTTAGTCGATACCAACGGCGCTCGCTTCTGTCGAGAAGTTGAGGTCATGGTACACGACAAAGAGGTTGGATATATGGAAGCTGTCTTGGAGTTGTGCGACAGGCATAACTTCGAACCGGAGTCAGCAGCGAAGTTGCTGTCGAAACCAATCATTGAAAAGATACAAGTTGAAGGGCAGCAGATGCACTTGTTGCCGAGATCAGGTGTTCTGCCCATCTAAGGATTGTAATGAAGCTGACGGGATTTGATGTCTACCGTCTTTACGTAGCTCTGAAAACACACTTCCACTCTGATACCTACGATTTCTTTGAGAGAGAAGGTCGTGTTCGGGCTACGCTATCGAGCTATCAACGACGACGCGATCGCTACTTCTTTGAGAGGTTGGCGAAGCGATTCAGTGGCCGGGACTCTTTCGAGTTGATAGACTTCTTCGTTGCCAATCTGGCCGCAAACTCAGGAACTTGGGTGGGCGAAATGCTCACTGACGATTGCCAGAGAATATACATCGAATGGTGTAAGCGAACACAGGCTTTGGACTACACGTTCGAATGCGACTGTGACACTCTGCTGAACGAAATTGAAAAGTTGGAAATCCCATTCAACAATCTGTTCGCGATTGAGAATGAGCAGCACCCGCTGCTGCTCCGAATGATGATGCGGGGTCAGATCAAAGTCGAGTCTTTCATCATCCTTGAGAACATGCTGAATTTCTTTGAACGCTGGAATGACCAAATGCCCGACGATCCCGTGTGGGAGGAGTTCCATCGCAAGTGCCAGAAGTACCGACGCTTCCTTACCCAGCTTGACGACAGCAAGCGGAAGCACCGGATGATTATGAGACAGAGATTACAGGACCGTGGGTTATTGGCATGAACGAAAAGCGAGCTACATTCTTCATAGACATTGACGGGACCATCATCCGATGGAGTGATAGGAAGCCCGCAGAGAACGCTGTAGAGACTGTGAACGCATGGTATGAGGCGGGCCACCGGATCGTTCTGACGACGTACAGGGGCGACGTGATCGGTCAAGATCAGCCCAGATTCAGCGTGGCCAACACCATCAAAGAGCTTGAGAATATCGGACTCAAATACCACGACATCCTCTTCGACTGTCCGAGCCCCCGGATCGTAATCAACGACGGTGGGGCGGGAGCCATCGAACACACCACCGATGCCCCTTGGGACTACAAAGTTTTCCAAGGTCCCCAATCGGAAAAGGTTGTAGAATCCTCTTGACTCCACCTGAATTTGGTGTATACTTGAATTGTTCTAAAGGAGCATTATACTATGAATCTGAAGATGATTGCGATCCCAGCGATCGTTGCCTTGGTGGCTCTTGTAGCAGCCGCGCCTCTTGGTCCAGCCAGAGTCTTTCGAACTCTAGCCACTCCTGTCACCCAGATCGTTTCGTATGGTGAGGGTGTCGGACTTCTGGATACACGAAACGGCGCAATTTCCGAGCTTCGTGGGAGCCTTGACAATCAAAGTTCTCAACTGAGTTGGTTCCTTCGTGTCGAAGGCGTTGAGGGAACATCTGGTCATCTTGAAATGCAGAGCCCACAATGGAATCGTCCCGACGCTTTGTTCTTGGTTGACGTTATGACTGGCGCGACTTGGATCTTGCGGGACCGTGGTAACAACAATGGTAGTTGGGAGTCAGTACGATAATGCTACAAACAACTGAACCAGTAAAACCACCCGTCGTGGAAGAACTTGAGATGATTGTTAATCGTCTCTCCAACCTTCGCACAAATCTTGCGAACTTGGGTGACGAGTTTGGAATCAATCTAGACCACCCCGAACATCCCCATGCTGACGTGGATAGAGTCGTGCCGGGTCTTGATAGGTTGCGACTCAACATCACTGAGATTAACACCCAGATTGCGTATCTTGAGCAAGAGTCCGAACGACTATTCGCTGCTCGCGTCCAGTTGTTTGGATTGGGCGACGACTCCAAGTGGTCAGATGTAACTCTCCCACCGGGGCACGGGCCGATCCAGAAGGGTAACTTTCGTAGTCACCCGTAACCTAAATAGAATGTATACAGCGATACTGTTTTACAACGAAGTACAACGAACAAATTAGGAGGTAACACTATGACTTTCAAAGACCGATTGTCCCGTCATGGACGGGGAACCGAAGCGTTGGCCGAAGAGGCCGCAAAGATGAACAAGCCCGGAGGCTCGTTCGACGATGACCGCTTCTGGAAGCCAACACGCGACAAGTCAGATAACGGATTCGCAATCATTCGATTCCTTCCGGCAGTAGCCAATGAGGATATCCCATGGGTGCGCGTTTTCTCTCATGGATTCCAAGGGCCGACCGGTCAGTGGTACATTGAGAATTGCCCGACAACCATCGGGAGTAACTGTCCTGCCTGTGAGCGGAACAGTGAGCTTTGGAACAGTGGTGTCGATGCCAATAAGGACATCGCCCGTAACCGAAAGCGTCGGCTACAGTACATCGCCAACATCTACGTGGTCAGCGATCCTAAGAATCCTGATAACGTAGGCAAGGTGTTCCTGTATAAGTTTGGAACGAAGATTTTCGATAAGCTCATGGAAGCCATGAGTCCCGAATTCGAGGATGAGAGTCCCGTGAATCCGTTCTGTTTCTGGGAAGGCGCGAACTTCAAGCTCAAGGTCCGTAAGGTCAAGGGCTACATCAACTACGATAAGTCGGAGTTTGACGTAGCATCGCAGTTGCTCGACGGTAATGACGAAGCGTTGGAGGCCCTTTACGACAAGCAACATGAGCTTCAGCCGTTTGTTGACCCCAAGGAATTCAAGAAGTACGATGATCTCAAGACCCGTTTGGAATTGGTCTTGAAGGAAACGTCTGGCTCTCGATCATCTGCTGCTGAACATGCGGCCGAGGAAACCGAGGAAACCGTTGTGACTGACACTGAAACTGAAACTGAATCAGTTGTGGTTGGTAGTGATGACGATGAGGAAGCGAAGGATGCGAAGGCTTACTTCGAGAAGCTGGGCGACGAATAACCTAACTTGGCCCTTAGTAGGAAACGCCACTCAAAGCGAGTGGCGTTTTTCTTTTAAGTCAAGGCTCCGCGAAAGTCTTTCATCATTATTCGTTGGAGGTTGTCATCGGTGTTTCGCAACGCTAGTGGGAGTGGAATGATTGAAGGCCCACCGCCTCCACCACCAACTGATCCGATGTTGGTAATAGGTGCCACTACCGTAGGAGCGATTCCTTGATTGCGTAGTCCTGAATTGGTTGCTAGTTGCTCTGCCATCATCAACGCAGATGCGATTGCCGGGTTGACGATTAGCTCGCCAAGTTTGGAAAGTGGGATAACCGCTTCGGCTTCGGTTTCAGCAACACGCGCAAGCGTTCGTGCGGTTACGATTCCACCAGCTTGTAGTTTGGTGGCGTTCTTTATAGCGTCGATATCGCTTTGAAGAGCGACAAGGTTCTCTCTATGCGCGGCTCTTTGTGCCCCAGTCAACGACGGATCGGCAAGAATTTTTGCAACGACTTCTTGGTCTTTCTTCAACCCTTCCAATTTGGATTGCTGGTCTTTTCGCCGCACCAACTCAGCTTCGGCTTCCTCAAGGGTGATCTTTCCCAGTTCTTTCTTGATGGCTCTGATTTCTTTGTTACGTTCTATCGAGTCTTTGAGTTCCTGCGGAATGGCCTTGTTGAGAAGCGGGATCTTAGAGATGGCACCAACAACAAACTCAAACACGGCGTCAATGATGTCCGTGAACATGCTGGAAATAGCTACGCCGACTTCCTTTACAAAGGTCGCGCTGCCCAAGATGAAATCCTTTGCTCCTTTGAAGATGTCAATGAAGAACTTCGCTACGGCAACGTTGATTTTAACGATAAACGAACCGGCATTGAAGAGGCCCTTAGCAATGACAGCGAACACGTCGATGATTGGGTCGAAGATATTTGCCATCATTTCCCCAAGGTTGAATTTGGCAAAGAAGGTTCGTATTACCTCTGCGGTTTTCTCGAACCCCAGCTTATCAAGAACGAAGGCAACCAACTTACCAAGGCTCTTGATGATGATGGTTTGGATAGAGAAGAATATCTTGATAAAACTCAAGGCCACCTTCTTCAAAGTCTTGAGAGAGAACCCCTCAATGAACAACTCTTTGATGCCTTCAACGAATTCACGCATAGGCTTTCCAAAGAACTCCTTGAGGGCGTCGGCGTCAATCAGTCCGAAGGTCAGGAATTCTAAGATGTCACCAATGGCTCGGAGAGAAGCCTCGAAGATATCGCCACCTTTCTTTATTTCGTCCATGAACCCGATGACGCCTTTGAAGATGCTAATGATAACCGTGAGAGGGATGAAGAATTTCCCCAACAAGGCTGATCCGAATTTGATGAACGGCTTCATGAACCTGAAGATTTTCGAGAACGTGCCTGATCCTTTAATGAAGGCTTTGATGAGATTCCCGATGACCGTGATGAACGATCCGAACGGCTTGAATAGCCCCGCGACAAACCGCACGGCCTTTCCCAATTTTGTTGTGGGGCCAAACAGAGCTGTCAAAGGTGCGAACATCTTCGTCAACAAGGTTCCCAGTCTGATTATACCGGCCAATTGCTTTGCTCTTACAAAGAAGCCAGCAACAGCACCGGCAACTACGCCAAGGATGGATCCGATAAGAGCAAGGGGGTTGGTGGCCAGACCCAAGAGGTCTTTTAACTTGCCCTTGAAGTTATCAAATTTTGTACCAAGCTCTCCGAGGACACCAAGCAAAGCATCCGATGCTCTCTTCTCTTCTCTCGCCCTTTCGGTTTCACTGAGCTTGTTGACGGTGCTGACGTTGACCAGCGCGCTCATGGCATTTTTCATATTGGTGAACAGGAAGATACTTTTCTTTTCAGTTTCCGCTTCGTCTTTGTCCGCCGTTTTCGCTTGCTCTGCTGCTGCCGTTGCCACGCCAAGCAAGCCTAACAGGGTATCGGAATTCTCTTCTTCTGATTGAACTTGTATTTGCCGATTCATCATGAACTGTGAGATCATGGTTTGCTGAAGCATCTCGGTGGATTTCTGGGACGCAGCTATCAACGACCGCGTAGTTTGCTCTATCATGTTCTCTAACGGAACACTGGACGCAATGATAGCTCCCTCAACCTTTTCGCTGGTAGCTTTCTGGGCTTTGACGAGATCCTTCTTTAGACTCTCGATCGTCTTGTCAAAACCAGATTGTGAAAGTTCATCGGCCATTTACTAACCCTGTTTCTTCATACGTTCGCGTTCTTTCTCTAACCAATCGGAAAGCATCTTCACATAGATGTCGCGTTCCCAAGGGAGCATGTTGTCCAACTCACTGAGACTATACTGGTGATGCTGCATCAAGTTGAAATTCATCCTGTACATATTGGCTAAGTTGTCATGACAAAGGCTTACCCGAAAAAATCCTGCAATGTGCTGATTACCAACTTTCCCTTGTAACCGCATTTGGTCTGCTCACCGGAGTCATCTTCGACTTTGTTCGCGCAGGTGTATGCCATCGTATGCTCTAGTTTGGGCATGGTATCAAAGAAATCTTGAATCTTCGCAAAGTGTGCCTGTGTTAGCTGGTCCAAGAATTCGTGAAGTTCTTCTTTCGTCTGCTCCGATGCCTTGTGATTCTGATCGCCATCAAAGATGAAGTCGATACAATCCAGCATGAGATCCAGCGTCTCGACGGTGGTGAAGTTCTCGGCACCCTTGGCCCCTTGGAGCATAGCATACGTTGGGTACTTCATTACTAGACCTACAGTTGAAGTGAGTTGGATCTTACTCGTATGGTCTTTGGTTTTCTGGACCTTCACCTTGGATAGATCAAGTTTGAGCTTGATATTGCCACCACATTCAGGACAAGCGATCTGTGGTTCCGCAATTTCGCCAACTGATTTCGAACGTAGTTGTAGCAGAATGTATTCAATATCAAACATCGGCATGGAGTCAATGTTCTCAAGGTCGCAACAATTGGCGATGACTTGCTTCGTTGCTTCAATAGCTTCTGAGGCATCGTCACTTTCGAGTGCCATCAAGAGGATCTTCTCTTCTCTGACAAGGAAAGGGCGAAAGGAAATTTGCTTGCCCGTTGAAGGCTGCTCAAGTGTATATCGGGGTGTTGTAATTGATGGTAAAACCATTATGAATCATCCTATTGTTAGAGAACACTACCAAACAAAGTTCCACCGCCGCCAGTAAGTTTGGGAATCTGATCGAAGAAGGCGAACCCGGCTTGCTTCAAGTACGTTGCGACCTTGCCATCCTCTGCCTTGTCTACTGTTGTAGTGCTTGTGAACACAAATGGCAATTTATCGGTCTGGATCCACTGGCGAAAAGCAAACGTAATAGTCTGCCGATTGTATGTATTGTCGGTTTGAGAACTCAAATCTACAGCTTGAATGGCTTCGGGCCATGCTTCGATAAGTTCGACCGAGTAGATGCGTTCGTCGTTTTGATCTAGTTGGTGAATCAAGAAATTGGTCACGTAGTCGTGATAGTAACCGAACATATTGGTTGATTGATTCATGACGATGTTCTGCCACTCATCAAATAGCGAGCGTTCGCGATAGTCGTGACCAACACGAAAAGTAAGATCAATCGCACCCGTGAAGGTGGCCACATAGGGAAACTTTCTCAGAGGACCGTAGATTCGGTGTTCCTGAGTCGAGAAAGATTTGCCCGGCAATTGAGCAACCTCGCACTGAATGGCAAGACGTTCTGCCATTTCATGCGGTATCAATGGGATCAAAGCCTTCGGAGGTATCATTTCAACCTGAAACCGGTTGGGTCGAGTGATCCCATAGTTGCTTATTCTGGATTGAATTTCGTCTATGCCGGTCATGGATTCTCTGTCTTGTTGAAACCTAGCCTTTGCTGGTCCCGTAGTTTCTGTTTACGCTCTCGTTTCAGCCGGGCTGAAGTGCGGGAACGGTCTTGTTGCTCTCGGATTTCTTCTCTCGTAATGGCCCAGATACTATGCTTGCCCCGTTTCTTGAACTGCGAAGCCGGGAGGAACAAAGCAATCTCCCAGTCGCGAGCATGGACTTCTAGTAAACGGGAACGTATATACTTAGTCTTGTAATGTCGGATTAGCGGCAGGGCGCTATGATATTTCGTAGCGTTTTTGATGACTTGATATGATAGCCGTAGCCGGGTGTTCTCGTTCATGCTTTGGGTGTTTAGCAGAACTTGGAGCTTGTTGTATAGCCGAGCCCGCAGCTTGAGAGGCAGATAATGGAGATTGAGTCCCAAGAATCCGTCTTGGTACAATTCCAAAACGAAGATCATGGGGAAGCGATCGTAGTAGGGTAGGGTCTTTTTGAATTTGGGATCGTAGACAAACATGAACATACGACCCGGCCGCTGAATGCTTGCGGGGGTTCGCAATTTGGCATCTTCAGCTTGGATTAGCTGTTCACGACCACGAAGGGCTCGATCGCCAAACATTTGGCGAACGGTTTGGCGAAACCAGTCTTGGGCTGCGGGTCCTCGTTCGGCAATGCCAGCACTACTGCGCAGCGCCTGAATTTTGTTGAAGATGTTTTCAGCCATGTTACTTCAAGTGTCCTTCGGTTAAGATGACAAACTCCCAACCCTTACTCTTACAGAGTTCTCTGGCCGCTGCCCATTTCGCTGAGTTGATACCCCAGTTTTTCACGTCGCTGATATAGCGTCTGGAAATCCGACCGGTCTTGGTGAGCTTGTGCTTGGGGTTGGGTGGGGCGCAATACTTCTTTGGCTTGACTTCAATGACGCTCTCCTGAAGCTGGCCATCGGCCTTGCGGACCAGAACCCAGAAATCGGGAAAGTAGCGGTGGTTCCGACCATCCACAGGAGACTTGTATGGGATGGTTAATTCTTCGCTGGCCCATTCGAGAACAGAGGGGCTGAGATCACAGTATCGCATGAAGCGAAGCTCCAGCGATGAGCGGTAGATGATGCCCGATGAATCCCCTTGGTATTTCTTGGGATTGCGAGCTTTGAATTTACCTTTGTACGCCATATATACTATGTAGCTACTCATTCAGGAGATACAGATGGTATCATTGGGCAAACGCATCGGAACAGTAATCAACCCCCGCAGCAATAAGATAAAGGGGGTCCGAGACAAACTATCAGCACTAGACATCCCCAACGATGGGGTGGATATGGGCGCGCTTACATACCCTCGCGATATCGACCTTCAGAGCGGCCACTTCATCATGTTTCATATTGTCGAACCGACTCCGGGTGCTGGCAAAGTTCAGAAGTCTAAAGAGGAAGAGTCTGCTGCCAAGCTATTTTCTATCTTCAAGAAAGCCGTCAAGTTTCTGCAACCTGTGAGTTCGTCAGCCAGATTCGTTACGGCCGTTAGCGAAGAGATAAAAAACACAAAACAATCCAAAACAAACCTAACTCCCATTAGCAACAAGCTCGTTCGGGACATCACGGCACGGGGGCAAAAACGAATCGCTGCTACGCAAGCTGCGTTAATCAAGGCTTCGGCTTCAAACACGTCATTGACCAGCATTACACAAGTTCCCCTGACAACGAAAAGTGTCGCTTCGATTTTGATCTATATGCCAGAGAAGATTACAACTGGCTATGGATTTGAGTACCAAGGTGAATCGTTGCGAATTGCTGCGGCAGGCAGCAAGATTGTTGATCTGACTAAGGACTTTCTCGGCGGAGCAACGACACTAACCGAAGAAAACAAGGCCGGGTTTGCCAAAGCACTTGGCGAAGAGTTTGGAACTCGGTTCGCAACAAAGCTAGTTGATGACTTGGGTGCGTTAGTTGGCGCGAACGTTGGAGCCAGAGCATTCTTGGAAAAGAATATTAGACGAGTTATCAATCCGCATATGCAATTCCTTTATCGCGCAGTGAACCAACGAACGTTTGAGTATACGTTCCACTTCACAGCACATGACCCTAAAGAATCCGAAGTGATTGACAACATCATTCGAACATTCAAATTCTTTGCTCACCCCGAAGTAATTGGCGACAGGGCTGGACGCCTACACGGGTATCCGGCCGAGTTTGATATTCAGTATGTTTCGCGAGAGCTTTATAGTGGCGACCCGATTGGCAAAGATGGAAATAACTCTTACTACTTTCAGGAGAACGATTGGCTGAATCGCATTGGCCGTTGCTATCTGTCAAGCATTCAGGTTGACTACAGCGCAGCAGGCGTGTACGCAACTCACCGGCACCACGAGTCTCCTTTGCCAAAGCATCTTAGCGGCTCGGATGTTTCTCAAACTCGTTCGGGCAATCCCCCAACCCACATCACTATGACCCTGACGTTCGCTGAGCTTGAGACTCTGAATCGTGCTCACATTCTCGAAGGATTCTAAGCCATGACATTCTTTGTCAAATTTCCAGCCTTGGTGTATGATTTGGACATCGCCACGGGAAAGAAGCTGGCCAATCCGAGGATTGTCACGGACATCTTTAAACGAATCATCATCAAGCGAAATCTTCAAGAGGCTGCCACCATATTTACGAAGTACATCGTAAAGGATGAGGATACGGCTGAGATCATTGCGCACAAGTTGTATGGCTCTGCCGGGCTTCACTGGCTGGTGTACCTTCCCAATGAAATCATCAATCCTTTCTTCGATTGGCCCCTGAGCGAACGCAAGCTAGTTCCCTTCATCGAAAAAAAGTATCCCGGTAGCACGTTCTTCTTAGACCCTTCGCAGGTCAATGGCAACGGTTTTCTGGAAGGGGTGGCCGTGACTACAACTTCAGGCGCAACAGGCACAGTAACGAAAGTCGATACTACCCTCAGCAGCTTAGTAGTCGAAAACATCCTTGGTGTCTTTCAAGAGAACGACACTTTAATACAGGATGTTGGCACGTTGACACCTGTGACAGCGACCCTAACTAGATTAGTGACCCGCTCAAGAGATGCCCTAAATCACTTTGAAGATGCGCAAGGCAACTATCTGAACCCTGTTAGCTTTCGCGACGGTTACATTCAGGGCGGCTTTGGTTTTCCTCCCACAGTAAACGTTGTCACCAACGACGGATTTGAACGAGATCAAAATGAAGCTAAGAGGCAAATCAGGCTGATTGATCCGGCTCACATTGACGTTATGCTGCGTGACCTTGAAACTATCTTCCGAAGTAACCAAAAGAAACGTAATCTGTAATGCCCACTAACAACCCTCAAGGAAATCCATTCACGCAAGTCGGTCGATCTGAGGAAATTTATCATCCGAACGATGTTCGGATTGAGTCGATCATCATTCGTAATGGCGTCAGAGAAGTTGATGTAACGGGCATGATGATTCAATTCAACTTGTTCGAAGATTTATACAACAACGTTCTGACAGCAAACCTCACACTGGTTGATTCGGTCAACTTGATTGGCACCGTTCCGTTTGTGGGCTTAGAGACAGTTGAGATTGTGTTCAAGACTCCGGGATTTCTCTCGGAGGAAGCGACGGAATTGTTTCTCAACGTTTATCAAATCTCGGATCGTAACACGGGTAGTGCTGTTGTTGGCACAGATGCGACTCAGACCTACACGATGCAATTGATTTCGCCCGCGTACTTTCGAAGCCAACATAGTCGAGTCCGCATGGCTTACATGAATGAGCCGATTTCGCAGATGGTTGAAAAGATTGTTGGTAACTTCCTTGGGGAAGATGTTACCTTCGAAGAGACAGCGGGTCAACAGTCTTATATCATTCCGTCTTGGACTCCCTTCCGAGCCGTCAATTGGCTAGCGAGTCGGGCAAGACCGGCGGCGAATCCACTAGCGGCTAACTATCTGTTCTTTGAGACGGCAGGTGGTTTTCAGTTTCGTTCGATTGATTCCATTGTTCAAGATCCCCCAGTCATTCGATTGGTGTATGCTCCCGGCAACACTCGCCTCACAAGCGATTCGGGAAACATCTCGTTCCGGCATATCATACCTGAAATGCAAATGATTCGTAGCTATACCATTCTGCCAACAGGCTCTACGATGGAGCGCATCGACCAAGGCATGTTTGCCAGCAAGCTCATCACGCATGATTTGGTTACGAAAGAGTTTGAGACACAGACATTCAGCTACGCAGATTCCTTTGAGGCCCAGAATCATATTGAAGATAACATTCATGGCGACAACAATGAAACTACACCTTCGGATCCTATTCCCTTTGCTGGCAGCAACAAGTATGGCAGGAAGTACGATTCGATTGTAAAGATTCGACCCAAGCATCGCGAAATGTTTGACGGCGTACAGGATTATGACGAAAGTGAGAAGTGGCTTCTCCAACGCATGAGTCAGATGAGACAAGTTGAAGCCCAGAGAGTTAAGGTTGAAGTACCCGGATTGAATTTCCTGTCGGTGGGGCAAGTGGTCATGCTTGAAGTTCCTCGACCAGAAAACACCAAGGGACTTCCTCACCCAGAGGACCTAGACCCAGAAGTTAGCGGTAAGTACATCATCACAAATATTCACCACATCATTGAACTCGATGACCACCGTATGGTCATGGAGCTTTCGAAGGAATCATTGCCAGCGAGCAGCACGCAGGACGAAGCTGACATTGCCGATGCGGTAAGTAGCGCGGAGACATTCGACAGTTCAGGATTGGGGTTGACGGTAGCGACATAATGGACAGTATTGATACAGTACAATTCATCTGGTGGCAGGGTGTTGTTGAGGATCGAAACGATCCTTTACAGCTTGGTCGCTGTCGTGTTCGCATACTCGGCTACCATCCCCAAGATCGGCAGTTGGTGGAAACAATCGAGTTGCCTTGGGCCTATCCATTGCAAGACATTACATCGGCAGCGATGAGTGGCATTGGTCACGCACCTGTCGGACCGGTCGAAGGCACTTGGGTCATGGGTTTCTTTCGAGACGGTGAAGATGCTCAGCAGCCTATCATGATGGGTACGATTGGAGGCATTCCCCAAGACTGTCCCTTGCCTACTGGGTTCTTTGATCCCAAGTTAGTCTATCCTCTTGAAGAAGAGAAGCATGAAATTGGAGAGCCTGACACCGCCCGAATAGCGAGAACACGCGGAGATAATTCGAAAGAAGATCCATTCGTCACAGCCAAGAAAGAAGATCGTGAACTCGATGTCCCGAAAGCACTAGACGAAGAGACATGGGAAGAACCGGAAACCTTGGCAAGCAAAACCCAGTATCCATTCAATCATGTGTTCACTTCAGAGAGCGGCCACGGGCAAGAGTTTGATGACACCAAAGGTTCCGAGCGCGTTCATACGTTCCACAAGGACGGAACCTTCGAAGAACTTTATCCAAAGGGCGATAGAGTACAGAAGATTGTGGGCGATAACTATGAAATTGTAAAGAAGGATAACCACGTTCGGGTCAAGGGTGACTTGAATATCATGGTTGACCAGCAAGCACGCATACGAGTTGAGAAAGATGTTAGCGTTGAAGTGACTCAGGGAACTGTGAAGGTCGTGGTTCGTCAAGGCGACGTTCGCCTCAAGGTCGAGAACGGCAACCTATTCGCTGACATTAACGGTAACATGACTACGAAGGTATCAGGTGACAAGATCGAAGATATCGAGGGCAGCTATACCGTCTGTGTGGGCGGGCAATACCGTTTGGAAGCGGGTACGGTACACATTCGCGGCGGATCAATCTTTTTGAACTAGGTGGCGGGCTGCGGTCTGTAGGAGTTAGGTAATGCCAGGAATCACAAGAACAGGTCAAGACTCTGCCGGGGGAACAGTCCTCAGCGGCGGGAATGGTTCGGTGTTTGCGAACGGAAGCCTTGTGGCGGTTCGTGGTTCGGCTGTTGCGGGACATGGCTCACCACCACACTCAGGGCCAACTATGGTCTGTGCGTCGGGCTCGGTGTTTGCTCAGGGGATCGCGGTGTGCCGGGCGGGAGATTGTGCTTCATGCGGTCACGTTTCAACAGGTTCCGGTAATGTGTTTGCGGGATAAATTATGACTATCATTCGATTTCCAGTTAAAGAGTTTGCGAGAGAAGATCCGCTACAGAAGATCGACCTCACCGATGCGGAGAGAGGCGTTGTCGATTTGGTGTTTGGTGACAACGCACTTGAGAACCCTGTGCGTCCAGCCATCGACAAGGCCATCGCCAGCATCGACAGAGAAGTGGCATTGCTGACTTCGCTTTCTGGTGGATCGGGCAACCAAGTCATCCCTACCCAGTTTGGGATCCCTGCCCCACCGGCTGCGGGTGGAATTTCAGACACAGAAATCTCCACATTGATTTCGTCGTTGAACAACTTACGAACCGAGATCACGCAATACAGAACGCACTCTGATCGTGTGAGTGGTTTCACTCTGCCGGTAGGAACCAACCCTCCATCGTTTCCGGGTTTGATTGGTGTGGGTGTGGCGCACAACCTAATCAAGAACAGCCTTGAGCCGGAAGGATCTCTAGAGCAAGACTTCTTCTCTTTCATCTTTGAGACATTGCTTGGCTCAGCCGAGTTGCTAGTCAACCAAGCGTTCCTTGCGTCGTTTCGTATCTTTGAAAGACTGAACGGCGGATCTAATGGTGACACTACACTAACCGTGAGTGGTGTGGCGGGAGACTTCGCCGCCGGAGAAACGGTAGACAACCTGACTACAGCCGAGTCGGCATTGGTCAAGTCTTGGAACCCAGCAACCAACACTCTGACCATTTCACAAACCGACGCGGGCGACTTCAATGCGACTGATAGCATCCAAGGACAAACGTCTGGAGCGACCGCAACAGTCGTTACGGTTACTCAGCCAGTGTTCGATCGAAGAAATTCTTCTGCAACTCCAGAAAGTTCTTATACCGCTATTTTAGCAGCAGTAAACGCCCTAGTCGCGCCACTGAATAACCTACCTAGTATAGACGATTCGAATTACTTTGAAGCTCTCGACTTCATCACGAAGTTTGGTCTAGCACAGACCATTTCGAGTTTGGCGAAAGGCGATTTGTATGCTCGGTTCTTGTTCAATGAAGTCAATGGTACGATAGAACTCAAGAAAGAAATCGCAGACCTATTGACTGAAGAGGACGAAGCCACAGCGGCCGTCCCAACACTTGGCCCTAACGCTGAATTGATTACTCCATGATTGAAACATTGGTACTAGCTGGCATCGTATTGACAGATTGGATGAACCTTGGTATCATTGTGGGTACACTTTTGGGTGGTATCTCATGCGGATTCATTGTGAAGAAGATCAAGGTCTGGCTTGCGAAGAAGAAAGACAAAGTAACCTCGGATAACGAGTTAGGGGAAGATTCAACTACGTTGCTGACAAACGGCAAGAGCCATCAAGAAGTTAATGAAGTGTTGAATGATCTTCGCAATACACTGAGCGCAGAGCGTGCTCAGGTTGGTCAATTCCACAACGGCGGAGATTACTTGGACGGCAGCCCGGTCAAGCGATTCTCAGTATCTTACGAATCATTCCTACCCGCTTCGCAACCGATGGCACCACAAATGCAGGGAGTCTTGATCTCTTTGTTCTGGGATGTGGTCCCGGTTTTGAGAGACAACAAAGCTATCGGGCGATTGGTTTCCGACCAACCGGAAGGCTACTTCCGATCTGTCTTGGAAAGTAGTACGGTCTATGCCTTCGCTGCCCTGCCTCTACGGAAGTGGCACGCCAAGAGCAAGAAATCCCAAATCATGGGATACGTATTGGTCGAGTGGGGAACGAAGGAAGATTACGAAGCCCAGTCTGCGACTCACATCCGAGCCCAACTTCGCAGCACTCGCACAGTCATTGAGTCACAATTGAACTAAGATTTGCGATAAGCCGCATACATATTATGTAATTCCTTGAGAGGATCGACGTGGCTATCACCAACCCAGATGACATCAATGACCTAATGGGACTCTATGAGTCCGATGCTGGCATCACGACTCAGAACAACGTCGGTGTTGGTGGATCTCCCAACGATGTACTTAGCTGGGCCAACCAAAAGCTGCTCTCACCCCCGCAGAACCTAATTCAATCACTAGATATCGAGATGCCGGAGTTCAAACTCACGGCAACCCCGAATCTCTCCGGTGCCATGAGCTTTGATGGAGTTGACGACTTCCTCAAGACGCTTACTGGCAATTTCTTTTTTCTAGACTCCCATACGATTGCGATGGTGGTCAAGTTTCCACCGTCGATCCCAGCAGGACCCAACCCTATCACGCTTGCCCATGTGACTGGATTCGGTGCCGGTGGCGAAGTGTTGAGAATTATGCCCACGGGCGACTTGGAAATCCAGAACGAAACTGGTAGCTCTGTCGCGGTGAGTGTTCCGCAGGGAGGGCCATCGGGTTGGCAGTTTGATACGTGGCAAGTAGTCCTTTGGACCGTTGCAGCGGGTCCAAGCGACTTCTTTGATTTGCGGATCGACCAGATCCCGGTGGGGTTTGGCTTTTCAGCCTTGAACTCTATTGATGCTCCTAACGGCTTGTCGATCGGTTCTTTCGAAGATGGTACAGAATCAGCCGACATCGAAGTTGCTTCGGTTGTTGTGTACAAGCGAAAGCTGAGCGGCGTTGAGATTGTAGACCTAGAGAATTTCCTGATTGCCAAGTATTTCACGATCGCTCCCCCGCCTCCACCACTTCCTCCTGCGGTTGTGCCAGTGTTGGCACCTCGATCGGGAGTTGGACTCAAGCCTAGAATTCCTAGATTCACGGATTTGGACTTGGACTTCATGGCAAACCCCAATACGGGAGCTGTCCCAAGGAAGTTGGACGGCGAAGCGGTGAAGCGTGCTGTTCGCAATCTGGTTCAGCTTGCTAGATATGATAAGCCCTTTCATCCAGAAATCGACCCCGGAGTGAGAGCCCTATTGTTTGAATTGATAACTCCTTCAACGGCGGTCCTGTTGCAGAGACGCATTACCGAACTGCTGAATCAGTATGAGCCTCGCGTTGAGTTGTTGATCGTCGATGTTGTTGACCGGCTCGACGAAAATCGTTATGACATTACGGTAGAATTTCGAGTCGTCAACCGAGACGAAGATGTAGTCGTCAACCTTTCACTTACGAGACTGAGATAATGGGAACACAGCAATTACCTGTCACTAATCTAGACTTCGATCAGATCAAAGATAGTCTGAAGCGGTTCCTCCAAGGTCAGGACCAATTCAAGGACTTCGACTTTGAAGGTGCTGGCATCAACATCTTGTTGGATCTGTTGGCAGCGAACACTCACTATCATTCGTTCTACATTAACATGGTGGCGAACGAGATGTTCATTGATAGTGCGATCATTCGAGACTCCGTTGTGTCTCTGGCAAAGCACTTGGGATACACCCCCCGATCCGTGCGGTCGGCAACCGCTCGCGTGAGTGTGGTGTCACCCATTGATCCGTTCCCATCTGAAACAGACAAGTTCCTTCAGCCCGATACGATCTTTCAAACTTCTGTTAATAGTATTGCGTTCACCTTCGTCAATCAAGCTCCAGCCGAATTCATCGAACAGGATGATGGCTCTTGGGTTATCCCCGAAGTCGAGATCAAAGAGGGAACGCACCTTGATACGGCCTTCGTGGTGGACACTCTCAATCCCGATCAGAAATTCATCATCAATGATCCGGCTATCGACACAACGACCCTGACCGTTCGCGTCCAGACTTCAATTACGGATGTCACGGGTTCTGAAGAACCTTGGCAGTTGTTTCAAGAGCTAATCGAAGTTGACGGAGATGAACCGGCATATCAACTTCAGGAGGTCGAGGGAGGATTCTTCGAATTGATTTTTGGTGACGGAATCGTTGGTCGAGCCCTTCTGAACAGCAATGTGGTTGTGGTAGACTGGTTATCGGGCAATGCTGACTCACCGAATGGCGCAGGCATCAACGACGCATCTGACAATCGTGCTTTCGTGGTTGCGGGAAACTTTGAAGTCATCGTTCTGGACGCGGCTGCCGGTGGTTCCAAGCGTGAGTCAATCGAGTCCATCAAGTTCTTTGCTCCACTGAATTTCCAAGCACAGGATCGTGCCGTTACAGCCGACGACTATGCTTCTATCGTTTCTCGCGAGTTTCCCGACATCGAATCCATCTTTGTGTTTGGTGGTGAGGACCTAGAGCCGCCCCAATTTGGCAAGGTGTTCGTATCTCTGAAGCCACAGGTGGGCGTCACGATCAGCGATGCTGAGAAGTTGACTATTGCCAACACAATCTTGAAAAGACGAAACGTGGTGAGCATCACCCCGATCGTAATTGATCCCGACTTTACATTCCTGCTGGTGGATACCGTGGTAAGATACAACCCGCGAGCAACTACGTTGACAACATCGGCCATTGCTGAATTGACAGAACAAACCATTCGCAGTTTTAGCGACTTTGAATTGGAGAAGTTCGAACGTGACTTTCGATACTCAAATCTGGTTAGCGGTATTGATGATGCCGAGGTTTCAATCTTGAGTAACGAAACAAAGATTACAATGCAGAAGCGTATCGAACCAGCCTTGGGCCGAGGTATTACATACATTCTTCCATACAACAATCCAATCTTCCACCCTGAAGCTGGCTTCAAGCCTGTACTGTCAAGCACAACCTTTGGTTTCTTCGATCCTGACCTTGGTCAGATTGTGGATGCGTTTCTCGACGACGATGGTAACGGATTGGTTCGTGTATTCAAGTTGGTTGATCTAGAGAAGCGAATTGTCAACGAATGTCAAGGCACTATCAACTATGAGACTGGAAAGGTCGAGCTTGTCAACTTCCAACCGGAAACTCTACCCGGTGGTATTACCATTTCGGTGAATGTACAACCGGCCGAACAAGACATCAACGTGAAGTTCAATCAGATTCTTCAAGTCGATCCCGAAGATCAAGCTGCTGTCGTTATCAAAATCGAATTGGACGAAGGAATCTAAGTGCCGCACGATCGCTTCATAACCCGCGATACCCTGTCCTCTCAGATAGCCCAGCAGCTACCTGAGTTTGTGCGATTCGATCATCCAAGCTACGTCGCGTTTGTAGAAGCGTATTACGAGTGGATGGAAACGCAAGACCAAGCGTTGAATATTTCGTTTGGCCTTCGGGATCTATCTGACATTGATGATACACTTGCGGAGTTTGTCGAGCAGTTCAAACAGACTTACTTGCTCAACTTCCCAAAGGAATTGGCGGTTGATACAGAAACCGGACGGCCCCTTGACCAGCGACGGATCATCAAGAACATCAAGGCATTCTATAAGGCGAAGGGCTCTGAAAAGTCCTACAAGTTTCTGTTCCGCATCTTGTTTGACACGAATGTTGAATTCTTCTTTCCGAAGGTTGACATCTTACGTGTCTCGGACGGCAAGTTTATCATTGAGCGTTTCATGCGAGTGACGACAGCGAACGGTCCT